TTCACCAATAGTAGCCATACTAAGCCCCTATCTTGTCCATGATTTCGTCAAAGCTCTCGGATACCTCCCAAGAGTTGCCGTTCATACCGTAGCAAACACGCACCTCTGTGTCGTCTTCTTGGGTGTGCTGGAAGATTGACGCAATCAGGTCTGTGTTGATAATCAGACCTTCACCGATGCGCCCTTTGGCGGCGTTAGTTAGTTTAATAAGTTTCACTCAGTCACCTCAACCCAAGAGGTTGTGGCCTCATCCCATGAGTAACGCTTGGGGTTTTCTTCTGTGCCGACATCCGTTGGGTACGGTACTGGCGAATCCCACAAGCAAGTGGTTTCGTTTAGCAACCAAGACGCATAGGGCTTGGGAGGAATAAACGCATCACGCCCCGCATCGTAGGTGTAGCCTAGTCCCGCATAGTTCTTACGGAACGGGGTTCCACCTAGTGCGTGTACGCCACCGTGGGTGTTGTACGAAGTCTGCTTATAGACATCGCCTGTACGGGCAGAGAGTTCTGCCTCTTTGCCGTTGTCCTCATCACGACCTACCGTGACAAAGATAACGACATTGTTTTCATCTAACTTGGCAAAGTGAGCCACTTGTTTCTCCTTAACTAAAAGTTACTGTTTCTGATGTGGTTGATGTAGCGGTCACGGTGTAAATCTTAAATCCTGATACCGAAGTCGATAGCGAGGAAGTAACACCGCCTGAGAAAGTAGCCGAGCGAGTATCAGGAATCTTAATGATGACTACGCCTGAGCCGCCTGCCGCACTTGCGGATGAAGCCCCACCGCTACCACCACCACCGCCACCACCAGTATTTGCTCCTCCGGCGGTTGCATTAGAAATGTCTAAAACCCCACCATTACCGCCACCGCCAGAGCCGCCTGTTCCACCAGCACCTCCTGATGGGATGTTATACGACCCCCCACCACCGCCGCCAGCCCGTGTAACAGAAGAGCCAGTTATTGAGGATGCGGTTCCGTTGCCACCATTTCCACCTATGTTTCCACTTGAGGCGTTTTGTCCTACTTGACTGGCTCCACCACCTCCACCGCCAGCGTAATTAACTGCGTCACCACCATTATTTCCTTGTGATGGAGATGTGCTTGGAGTATTTCCTGCGCCTCCAGTTTTTCCAGCTATATGAGAACCGCCACCTCCCGACCCACCACTAGCACCATTTCCACTTAAGTTGCCACCTCTACCACCTCCCGTAGAAGTAATTGTAGAGAACACGGAATTTGCTCCATTTGCGGCTACTGCGCCACCAGCACCAACTGTGACTGTATATGTTTTTCCTGTAACAACATACTGACCTGTTAGTTCACGATAGCCGCCCCCGCCGCCACCTCCTACTGGATAACCTCCAGTTGGGTCTCCACCACTACCACCTCCAGCAACAACAAGATAATCAATTTGAAACTCACGAATAAAAGTCACAGTCTCACTTGTCGTGCTAGTCGCAGTCACAGAGTAGATATTGAACCCGCCAGATGTCGAGAGTGATGAAGTTACGCCACCAGAGAATGTCGCAGTTACGTTGTCAGGTACTTTGATAATGACAATACCAGAGCCGCCTGCTCCAGCCGTTCCCGGAGCCTGACCAAAAGAACCCCCGCCGCCGCCACCACCGCCTCCTGTGTTAGCCGTACCAGAAACTGCGTTTGAAGCATTAAAAGTACCACCCGCTCCGCCACCGCCTGTGCCGCCAGTAGAGGCAGTTCCGCTATAACTTCCTCCTCCACCACCGCCAGCACGGGTTACGCTTGAACCAGTAATTGATGATGCCGTTCCGGCACCGCCGTTACCGGGAGTGCCAGCGGTATTCTGACCTGCCGCACTAGCACCGCCACCACCTGCTCCGTGGTCACCGGAAGTCCATGCGCCTCCGTTATTACCTTGAGATGGGGATGTTGAGGGCGTATTTCCTGACCCATTAGTGCTATTTAAGTATCCAGAACCACCACCAGAACCACCATCTCCAGCCGTTTTAACTCCATTGACACTATATCCACCGCCTCCACCGCCAGTTGATGTAATTGTGTTGAATACGGAATTTGCGCCATTTGAACCTTTAGCACCAGCCGCACCTCCAGCACCGCCAGCACCTACTGTAACCGTATATGTTTGACCAAAAGTGATTGATTGCGTTGTGCTTGAACGGTAACCACCTGCGCCACCACCACCAGCACCACCATCTCCACTTGCTCCACCACGACCACCGCCTGCACCACCAGCAACCACAAGCACTTCACTAACAGGTGCGCCAGCAAGGAAAGTCACAGTCTCACTCGTTGTAGAAGTAGCCGTGACTGTATATACGTTGTATCCAGCAACCGCAGTAGATAAAGTTGAAGTTACACCAGATGAGAATGAGGCATAGTGCGTAGATGGGATTTTGATGATGACAACACCAGAGCCGCCTGCTGCGGCAGTAAGTCCACCGCCACCTCCACCACCTGTGTTAGCCGTTCCAGCAGTTGCCCCACCACTTATATTTCCTCCTGTGCCGCCTCCACCAGAACCTGCCGTTCCACCTGTGGTTTCGCCGTATCCGCCACCGCCACCGCCCCTAGTTACCGATGACCCTGTAATGCTAGAGGCTGTACCATTACCGCCAGAACCACCCGTTAGACCTGCGGTATTGGCAGAACCTGCTGCACCTGCACCACCACCTCCACCACCAACACCTCCTGTGCCATCGGCGGCATGACCACCTCCGTTGTTTCCTTCTGCGGGTGAATATCCACCTTCATTTCCTGTTCCACCAGAGTAGGTATTTCCCGCCCCTCCAGCCGGGTAGCCAGTTCCACCACCAGAGCCACCAGTTCCACCAACATAGTCAGCCGTGTTTCTTGTACCTCCACGACCTCCACCAGTTGATGTAACGGTTGAAAATACTGAATTAGACCCTTTTGTAGATGCCGCACCACCTGCTCCAACCGTTACAGTAAATGTTGTTCCAACAGAAAATGTTTGAGAAGTAAAGTTACGATACCCACCCGCACCCCCACCACCGCCAGATGAGCCTCCACCACCACCCGCTACAACTAGGTAGTCAGCAAGGATAGTCGGCGCACCCTGCCCAGCAAGAAGAATCTGAAAGATGCCCGTCATTTATGACACGTTCCCTGTGATTACACAGACGGTTCCAGAGATAAATAAGACTGTACACACCCCCCTAGTCGCAAGGGTAACGCTTGCCTTATCCGAATCTGTACCCGCAATGTAGGCGGTTGTGATTGTGCAAGTAATGGTAATCCCCGCAGAGGTGTTGTTAAAGATAGATATTACATCACCTTCGGCAAAAGTGGCATCAGGAATCGTTATAGACCCGCCAGAACCTACCTGTACATACTCGCCCACGTCAGTCGTGGCAAGCGTGTAAGAACCTGTCTTGGTTCCCACGGCAGGGATGTTCCTGTACCCCAAGGTCGAGGTGTCAGGGGGAAGGGTATATGTATTCGTAGAAGCTGCGGCAGGGGCGTTCAGGGTAGCCGCACCGCTAGAAGAACCAGCTAGTTTCAGGCTTCCAGAGTTAAATGTGCTTGTCCCAGAGAACGTGTTTGTACCGCTAGAGTTGATACCGCCAGAGATGATGGCAGAGCCGGAGATGGTATTCGTTCCCGACAGGATGTTGCCACCAGAGAATGTGTTGGTAGTCCCAGAGGAGTTTATATTCCCAGAGATAACAGCCGCCCCAGAGATGGTGTTCGTCCCACTCATCAGGGTTCCACCAGCAAAGGTAAACGCATCCCCAGAAGCCCCTGTCTGGAACTCCTTTAGGTGAACCATAAGCTCACGGATGGCGTTGTTGATGCTACTTGGGGGACACCCCTCGTCAATGTTAATACCTTCTATGTCGGTATTTGACGAGTTGGTCGTTGAGTATTCTGAAATCTTGGTCTTGGGCATTTCTTACTCCAGTCCGAAAATTGAGCCATATCCGAGGCTTACCGCCCGGCGTTGCAGTTCTTGCGAAATTGGTTCCATAGTTGCCGTTGTTGCTTTTTGCATAAGCCTTGCCGCCAACTTTGGGTCAAGCATTGCGTCTACCAACACCTCACGAATGGCATCGTCTGTGCCATTGTAAAGCCAGTTTAGCGGTGCGGCCACCTTGTTTAAGAACGGGCTGGTCTCGCCAAATATCTGTTTGCCGACGATTCCACCAATTACGTTGGCGGTAGACATATTCTTGAAGGTATCCGAACCAGGCGACTTTGCGGCGCGGGCAAGAACCCCGTCATCCAAGTCCTTACCAACCCTCTGCAATACCGAGAACTGAGTTTTAGATAATCCACCTAACTTGGGGTCATCCTCTAAAGAACGAATGGCGCGAGTAAATGCCGGCTGCGAAATCAAGAAGTCTCCGACACGCCCGATGTCTGGGGTGGTGGACAGGACTCTCTTGCGGAAGTCTTGAACAGCCTCTAAGCGTTCAATGCCACGGCTAGAAGCTGCGTACTTGCTTAAATAATCTTTATAACCAGGCGCAGAATTTTCTAGCACATCGTCTATTGACCGAATGACTTGTTCCAACTGACCCTTGGCTAGGTTATATGCCGCACTTTCTGAGTTTAACAAACCTTGTGCTGCATCACGCAAATCCTGTCTCACCGCATAAAGTCGCTCAGGAGTCGTACCTCTTTGTAATCCTTGTTTAGAGAAGTTCATTGCATCAACAACTGGTTTTCTTGCTCCAGCGGGTGAAGCAAGAATGTCGTCAATAGTCTTTACAACTGTTGATGTAACGGACGATTGAAGTTCTTCTGGTGTGATTGTTGCTTTTGCAAAAGCAGACTCCCGTAATGGGTCGGTAACCTCATCTCGTTTGGTAATAGCAGAAGCCAAAGTATCTTTATCCCGAGCCATGCGGTCAAGGATATTTACACGGGCTTGGTTTGCTTGGCTTGCTTGTGCCGCAAATTTGCCGGTTGTGTCCAAGGCACGAATAGGAGTCTCGGCGGCTACTAGACCAACATCGCGTGTAGCCTGTGCGGTTGTCGGGCGATAGCCAGGAATTGTCGGTTCGTATTGTGCGGCGCGGGCAATTGCGGCTTCTGGTTGGGCAGATAGTTGGCGCAGTACATTACCGGCAATTACTTCCCTACCGGCTTCTGTAAAAGGACGGACGGTTTCTACGGCTGCGCGACCACCTCGACTTGCGGCGGTAGCCATTGTTCCTGGTGCAATTGTTCCACCCAAAGCGGCTAGCCCAAGCTGTCCTAGCGGGCCAGCACCTTCTTCTCTGCCCATACCGGCTGCACCAGACGCACCAATAGCACCTGCGGTTTGCATACCAAGGCGTTCTGTAAGAGGGGCAACGGCTTGTCCTAGAGGGCGAAGCATGGCGGCAGTACCACCAACGCCAGCCATACCAGAGGCAATGTCTTGCACAACCCGTTCTCTAGCGGTCTGCGCTTCCGGCAACCCTGCTTGGGTCATTAACTGCTGTGCGGCTCTTGTCGGAGACGGAAATACCTCTCTCCCGGCAATCATGTTTAGGAGGGCATTTAACCCCTCTCCAGCCATTAGCGGAAGCCCTGCAACCCCAGTAAGACCGGCGCGTGCAGTAAGCCCTAGTTGACGACCAAGCTCTCCACGAGTTTTTTCGCCGCTAGACATTTGTTGGACTTGGCTAATTATTTCTTGTTCTGACAATTCTCTGTCGGACTTAACCTCAAACTTCCCGAGGTTTGGAATCTCAACTTCGTAGGTAGGCATTTATTAGTCCCCTATGCGACGAATTTTTATGCCGCTAGTAACGCCGCTTTGCATAGTTTGGCTAATTGTTGGAATTTCTCTTTTAATAGTTTGCGGTTGCGGTGTTTGTGTTTGAGTAAGGTCAATTCCAGCAAAAGGATTAAACATGACGTTTTGCTTGTTTAGTTTTGCGCTTTGAACAATAGAATCAAATCTTGGCTCAATTGTTTGTTTGTAAATTTCTTGTTGGCTACGAACAAGATTTTTTGCCTGTCCAAGGAAGTCTTCTCTAATGGTTGGCGCAAGCCTTTCTCCTCTTATTGCTCGGTTATACATTCCATAAATAGATTCTGGAATGTTTCCGGCGTTCTGCGCCGTTGCAAACTCACCCTCACGAACGACCGATGCAGGGTCTAGCAACTTCATGTAGCCAAAAATAAGTGATATGTCACCTGCGGCAGATGGGTTTTTCGCGGCAGTTTCAATCTTTTTATAGTTCTGACCAAGGCTAATAAATGGTGCGGCTTGTGTATTAAACTGACCACCAACTTGCAACTCGGTTGAAGTTAAGTCTTTAGGGTCTTTCCCTTTCGGAAGGGTAATTATTGGTTTGCCAGGATTTTGTGGGTCATAAAAAGCAATGTGAGTACCCAAGTCAACTTTATCTGGTGTTGGCGCAACTTTTGCTACAACGCGACCAGTTTCTGGTTCAATAACTTGTTCACCTGGTTTTAATGTAACCCGTTCTGGCCGCAATGATTTTTCAAACTGAGCCACCTGAGAGGCATACTCCATTCCTGCTGGGCCAAGCGCGCCAAGGGCTGGTAACAGCTCACGGTTTATACGAACTCCTGTAATTGGCTGTTCTGGAACAGGCCCCATTCCACCCAAATCAAATGCCCCCGTGGTTGGTTCAGCGCGAGTGACTTGGAATAATTGCGGTGCAAGTTTTCGGATTTGTTCTACTTCGGTACGCTTGCGACGCATTTCCTCAATCTTTTCTTTTGTCAGCATTGCGTTGACACCTTGCTCGTACGTTCCTTGTACTCCTTGCATATAAGCTGGGATGCCTTGTGCAAACGCGGTTCCAAGTTTTTGGCGAACAGGGGATGGGCCACCAGCCGCAAACAACGTAGACGCAAGATTAAGTAGTCCCATTGTCCGCGCTTGTTCGCCAAGCTTTTTTTCTTCCTCGGAACTTAATAATCCTGCGTAAGGGTTTACGATATTTAACATAGTGTCCTCAGAGTAAAGAAATTCCTCGTCTGCGCCGAATTTGCGGGGCAAGTAGCGAGGTTATTGGTTGGGTCATATTGACTTGCTGACCCGGCCTGATTTGTGTTGAGGCTGATGTTGTTTGTGGCCTTCCAGAACCGCCCAACATTTGCTTTGCAAGATTTGCACCGTAAAGTGTTTGCATCGTAGATGGGCCACCAGCGGACATTCCCAAATACTGCGGAAGGCTTTTCACGGTGTTTAACGGGGCGTTGGCAAAGCCAGACTGAAGTGACCGAATGGTTGCCCCAGGCGCATCAGCGTCAACCCCGTACTGTAAGAACTTTTCAAACGGGTCTATCATCCCAGCGTCGGCGTATGCTTGTGCCGCGTTAATAGCGGTAGCCTGTTGTTCTGCGTTAGCAATTGCGGCTTGTAGTGGGTCAAGTTGCCCACCTCCAAACAACTCCGCACCCATAAGATTTGTTCCAGCAGCTTCGGCGGCGGTAGTAGCGGCGGCGGCTTCTGTCGCGGCAATAATTGCAGCCTCTGCTTCTGCTGCGGCAATAGCGGCAGAAATTGCTTCTGCGGCGGCTGCTGTTTCCGCTGCGGTTGCAGTAGCGGCTACTGTTTCTGCGGCAAGGAGTTCTGGGCCACTCATCCTAGTATCCCCCCAAGGGCTGCGCCCCCTGCCGTAGCATAAGGATTACCGCCAGATAAAGCGTATCCACCAATTGCGCCACCCAAGATGTTTGCCCCTGTGTTTCGGTATACGGGCTGGGTGCTAATGCCACCTTGCGGAGAACCGTATGCGGCAGAAAGGTACTGTTGCAACTTGGCCGCAGGAAGGTTCTGTTGGTAGTTGAAGCGGTTGATAGCGTCTTGCAGGGACATCTCTTGGTAGCCCTCTTGAGCCTGACCAACATTTAGCAACTGCTGAATGTCTTGGTAGTCGGCTTGTGCCATCTGCGGTGCTGCACCCATTGCGGCCATCTGACGGGCACGTTCTGCCTCGTAGTTTTGGTACGCCAACTGCCCTGCGGTGTTGGTCAAAGCCGTCGAGAACTGCCCTAAAGCGCGATTCTCAAGGTTTTGCATGGCAGGTGAGCCGTAGCGTCCAGCGCGAGATGCGGTAGAAGAAATGTTGCCCATAGCGTCATAAAACGACTGTTGGGCTGCTTGCGCGGCTGGCTGGAACGCCCCTTGGAAGAATGGACTTCCACCCAAATAGCCGCCTTGGATGTTAGCCAAGGTCTGCGCCTGTGCCGCAGGAACTAACGGGTTCCCAGACAATGCACGGTTTTGGGCTGCTTGCAACCCTAACTGCGTGGTTTGGGATGGGCTTACATAGGTTTGCCCAGGATAAAAGGATGGGCCAGGAGTCTGATACAACTTCTGCGCCTCCGACAGTCCATATTCCACATAAGGACGTACTGCCGGGTCTAATTCTGTGCGGGTTACTGTATTTTGCCCGCCACCACCGCCACCCATACTCATATTAAATCTCCATCACCCAACTACGGGGCTTAAAGTTCAACTGCCGCGCTCTCTTTTCCCAGCCTTTTCGCCAAGAATCGAAAGTGACTCGTTTGGCATTTCCAGTCTTGGCAATCTCCTTGACCTGCTCAAAACAGGTATCGGTAAATTCTGCCGCTTCTGTCCATGCGCACCAAATGTGCAATGTTTCTGGTTTTGGTTGTAGAACCACAAATCCAAACGGGTGATTGTTTTCCAAGAACACCCACAACATTGCCTTTCCAAAATAGCACTCTGCGTAGACATCCTCGCTTATCCAGTATTCTGGCGATTTGTCTCGTATTTTTTCCAGTCCTGGCTTTACCCATGTCCACCAAGGACGCAATTCATTAGGTTGTATAAACTGTCTTCTAATCATCCTACAAGTATATAAGCATAAGTCTTGTTTGCGGTAGCGTTAGAAAAATGCGTAATTGTTGCCTGTCCTTGCTGTTGGGCAGAGACGTAAATGTTTGAGTAGACCGAGGGTGCAACATACGACACCACTAGAACGATTGACGGGGTTTCTGGTATCGCGGGAGTTACCCCAGCGGACGCTGAAACAGCCGCAAAGTGTTCTATCGACACCCCCAAATCCGTGGGATGCCACGCAAGCTGAAAGTAGTCGTTAGCGTTTAAGTCTAGAAAGAACGTGCTTGACGCAATCATGTGCGACGCGCTACCAGAAGACTTCCTAGCCTTGATACCAAACCTGCTATTGGAACTGGCTATATCCGTTCCGTTCTTTCTAAACCAGACATCGAAGTCCTGAACGTCGTTGGTCGTGTTCTTTATTTGAACCGAGAACGAAGCGGAGTAAATACCTTTGTTTCGGACATTGATTCTATTTGTATTGCTTAGATAAACACCGTTAGATAAGTCCTCGGTGTCAAACGACATAATGTAGGCATCCGACAGCGTTGTAGCCGCTTGGTCGGTTTCGTCCTGAAACGCACCGTAGGGCGCAGAGTCAGCCTCTGCCGCATCCGAGAACGGAATCAGGACAATTTTTGTATCTACAGAAATACGCTCGTCTATCAGGGTAGTCGTCGTAGCGTTGCCCGTAGCCAGGGTGATAGTCCCCGTGTTATTGGACTTGCCGTTCATCAGGTTGTTGACCACCTCGGAAATCTGCCGAGGGTCGCCGCCTTGGTACGGTAGAACTCTAAACATTAGCGAGTACCCGCTTGCTGAATCTCTACGTCTATCCCAATTGCCGTAGTCCAGTCTCCGCTTGGTTGGAGTTTTACTCGGTGATAACGCCCGTAAGACCTAGCCCCTATGCGGTTCTCGCTGTTTGCAGCCGTGACCGACGGGAAGGATACCGTCTGGTTTAGTTGTAGCCTAGAGGCGATAGAAGCACTACCCGTCCCGTTGTCCACGATTGGCTTGACCATTGTAATCATGGACTGATTGGTGTCCGAGGAAATATCTGCCGTCTCAATCGTGGCGGTCTTGGAAGCCCCTGTGAAGGTAATCAGCTTATTGCCGCTAATCCCTAGAAGAAGCAGTTTCCCGCCTAGCCAAGTCCGGCTGTCCAACGAAATACCCAAGGCATCTATGCTTGCGCTAAACGCATCCAGACCCTCTAGGGTTATGGAAGGTGTAGACACGGGAGCCACACGGGTAGCCGTTGAGTCTGCGTAAGACCACTTGCCTGTCGGAACGTGGTAGACCAAGACCCTGTAATCCAAGTCAACCGTCGGGTATCCCCAGACCACCAAGTTGTTGATAGGGTCGATGGCGGCACTCATGTTGCCAATATCTTCTTCTTTTAACGAATTAAAGAAGTATCGGTTGACCTTCTCCGCGCCTATGTTCTTTAGGTTCTGCCCGTCACAGGCGTAAAAGCCGTCGTCTCCAAGGAAGTAAGTAATACCCTGCCATTGGATGACTGAGTTTGGCTCAAAGCATCCACGGTTCCTGGCGATGTTGTCGAACTGAAATATCAGCGGGGTTCCAATGTAGGACATCCGCACGATACTGCGCTCTAGCAGGACTAGCCCGAACTCGCCACCCGTAACCCCTTGCACAAACCCGCCGTCAGGCAGGTCTTGGAAGTCTGCTTGGGTTGTCGCAGATGGAGTCCATGTAGTTTCGTTATTGATACCCGACCATTGGACTCGGCTTTTGTTGGCACTCTGGTAGCCAGACACCACAAAGTCCCGCACTACGGTCACAAACTTGGCCTTGGGTGCATCTACGGCTATGTTTGCAAAGGTAGTCCCAGACATAACGTCTATGTACTGCATGGTGTTGGACTCGTTAGCCGCAATTAGGGAGTTCCCGAACTGCGTAAATTTCCAACCAGACGTTCCGCTATAAGTCACGGCAGAAATGTCGTCCCAAGTAAAGTCTGAGGTATCCAACTTGAAAAGCCTTGTCGTGCCAGCCGCGTAGATACTTGTAATACTATTCGTGTCCTTGGCGGCAGCCGCAGCCGTTAGGTTTTGCGGTGCGGCATCAGAATAGTCCACCTCCTGCGGGAACGGGCCGTAGCCTACCGCCTTGGGAAAGCAATTCTTAGCCGTGGTCAGCGCACCGATAACTCCAGGCTGGTCAGGTAGCCACTCTCCAAAGGTAACTCTTGTTATTGCCATGTGTTACTTCCCGAAGATTGTTGTGTCCAAATATCGTTTTGGGCGTTAATTGGTGTCCATGTGTCCGAACTGGTTGATGCCTGTGTCCATGTGTCGCTTTGGAAGTTGGCCGCAGTCCATGTGTTTGGCTGGTCAGGTACTAAGACCCACTCCTCGCCAAACTTGTACATCGTGCAGGTAAGCTGTCCGTTGCTTGCCACCTGCCCAGAAACTGTGTAAATAATCCCCGCTAGGGCGTTCAGAGTGCCTGTCGCCACGACATCGCCGTGGACATCGAACTCGAACCCTGCGTTTGCGGTCAGGAACCCTTCTGCCGTTATAGAACCGTCTACAAGGCGAAGTCTTACCGCGTCCGCTACCAAGTCACCAGAGGCGTTTATAGCCCCTACAACGTCCCGTAAACGCGCCGCAAGCGCACTTACCGAGCCTACCGCAGAGATGCTACCCACCACGCTTGCAATTGTGTTGGCGGTTGTGCTTACCTGCCCGTTGGCAGAGACACTACCATCCACGAACCTTGTGCGTTGCACAGAAGCAACAACCTCGCCAGCAGAGGTAATTATTGCCCCTACGAGTCTAGTTCTTGTACCGTCAGCAGAGACCGTTCCCGCACTATTAACCGCACCCTGAATCGTACGCAATCTCGTACCATCTGCTGAGACCTGTCCGTTTGCCGTAATCAGGGCTTGGGCGGTCTCAAAGAACTGAGGTATAGCGTTTACAGTACCCACGCCCGTGATGTTCTGGGGCGCGTAGATGAGGCAGATTTCTGTGTCGGCAGAAGTCCAGATTGGGCTATCTAGCGAGAACGCTAGTGCGTCAATGCTAGTGCTAAAGTAGTCTAGTTCTTCTAGCGTGTACGGGCCTTGTATCCCGCAATCCATCCAGTTCGAGTCTAGCGAGAACGGTAATGAATCAAGACTCCCAAAGCGGTCTAGTTCTTCAAGAGTAAGTAACGCCATTTAGTCCAGCGTGACGGTCAAATTGCCAGAAGTAATCTTGAGAATGTCGCCCGTGTCGATTGTCTTAGCAGTCGTCAGGGCTGTGTGCATGAGCAGGTTGCCGCTAGTAATTGCGTCCAGAATCCCGATAAAGCCCACGGAACCCCACGAAGCCGTACATTGCGGGAACGTAACGTCCGCGCTAGAGGTAACGATTCCGTTGGAAGCTGTGGTCACGGATAGGGTCTGACGGGCATATGAGCCACCAGTTACTTCCGTACCAGAGTTCGTGTCCGTAGGATTGGACGTATAAAGCCCAACGTACACCGTCGTGGGTGAGGTGTAAGATGTGTTGCGGAGAACGTGGTCTAGGACTTTGTTCTCTAAATAATCGCTAAATTCTGCCATTTGATTACCTCGTTGTAACGGTCATAACT